ATGACGATGCACTGAAGTCGTTAACTGCCGGTACAGCGCCGAAGAAAACGCCAGCATGGCAGAAAGATCTTACCAAGCTAGTCGATGATAGTTTCCCTGGTAGCAATAAAGAGTTTGGTTTGAATACTGGAACCCTGGTGGGCGATACAGAAAACTGGACCTACACGCCAAGCAAATATCTACCGCCGCTTGAGAACGTGGGAGAGGACTTCAAAAACTTACTTGATACCGGCGCTAAGAAAATATCTCCGCAACTAGAGAAGCTCGACTCTGAGTTGGTTGAGTTCTATCCAGCGGTAGGAGATCGTAACAAGATTGTCAGTCTTGTTCGTAAGGCTCTCGCGAAGAATGGAGTTGCTGGGGTTCGGGAGCTTGTGGATAAGGGGCTCGTCCCTGCCGTTGTTCTTGGATTAGTTCTTGGCGGCGCGAGTCAGCTTCCAGCCATTCCAGGTCAGCCGTCCGAGCCCGCCTAACCATCTCAGCAAAGTTAGGCGCTAGTTTTTTTCTTCTGGCTCGACCTAATTCCGTGTCCTTATCAAGAAGCTCTTTAAACGTAATTTTGCTCATGAAGCATTCACCAGTTCGCGATCCCCGAACTCGGTATTCACATAAACCCTAAAAGACTTTCCAGCTCTCTTGAGCTGCTTAACCTTCCGATCGATTAGTGACTCGTATTGGTCCTCTGGACACTTGCGAGTCATAACGAAACCGGATCCGTTCCTGGTTTCTAAAAACTCTTCCAACTCATATATATCACTCATATCCCCGCTCCTTTTTCCATTCTCGGATTATATAGTTCGCCTCTGGTCCTGCGTCCCACTGTCCATCGAGTGCTCTCCGCAAGACCTTCAGCCCCTTCTTATCAACCGTCTTAGACTGTTCCACATGGAACAATCTACCCACGTTATCTAATGTCTGAAAGTATTTTTGCATTACTCATCCTTCAAATTTACAAATCGTCCCGTCGAACCGCTTTGGCAGTTGCACGAGCTATTTGTTTCAGGGCTTCTATTTCTAAAGCCTCGTAAAGTTCTGGGCTGCGCTCTTTCAAGATTTCACAAATTTGTTCACTGGTATTTTTATGGATTACTCGACTCTTAGGCATTTTGTGAAGCTTCTCACTGATTTCAGCAACTTCTTTAGCTTTTGTAAGAACATCCCCTAGCTCTTGATTCGTATAAGCTCTTATTCTTTTCAGTTTTTTTAATGTGCGAATATCGTGATGTGCAGAGGTCGGAACTTTCAAGGTGATTAAACTAATATGTTTATTAATGTTGTGTTTACGCCTGAAATCAGAGATTTCTTTCTCTAGCAACTTCTTTCTGAGCACCAGCGCCTCACGATTGAAATCCGTTTCTAAGATGTGTGAGCCATCATCTACATACCCCCGCCGAGAACCGTGTGTAGAGAATTGTGATGTGCGCTTCATGAAATCGGCTGCTTTAGGGTCATTTAGACTGTGAGACATTTGCTTCTCCTCGCTCATACTTTTCTACTCAAGGGTATTTTTTGAAAAAGTATGACTAACTTTTATTTAAAACCCCGCCTTTTGGCCCACACGGACGGGAACGTGTGTTCTTAGGACACGGAGTAAATGCACCCTTGGCCAAGACAGAACCTACCAAAAGAGTGTCGTGTTGTAAAGTATTAGAAACTATTGATCAACGACACGGTATAAAGTAATATTCTGCAATCATTTGAGGAGATAGAAATGACAGCAGCAGAAAAGAAAAGGTTTTACAACCGAGTGCGGAGAACTTGCTTGAAGCATGGCGTAGACATTATTTATGATGGCGCTATCCACGCTTACGAGGGCATCAAACTAGTGAAGGACAACTGGACCTTGGCAGAACAACATTGCGATGATCGAGGTTTCCCATTGAGCATAGACTGGAAGGAGTTGTCTGAAAAGCTAGAGAGCCAAGGCTACACCGGAGGCGTCAAGTGAGCATTAACCCAATCAAGAAGGTCAACAAGATCTACGGCTATGTGCGGGTATCTACCGACGAGCAAGCAGCTCACGGTATTTCGTTAGAGACTCAGAAGAAAGAGATCTCTGAGTTTGTGCGAGGTAAATACCACTGTGAAGTCGATGCGTTCTTCGAGGACGATGGCTACTCAGGCAAGATCCCAGTGATCGTAAACGGCGAAGCAAATCCAGAGCGACCAGGTATGGCTGACTTGCTCAACAATCTAGAAGAGTATGATGTGGTCATCACCACCCGCCTCGATCGATTGTCGCGCAGCACCAACGACCTTTTAGGTCTCATACCTTACTTCCAAGAGGTCTACATGACGCTCTTCTTTTGTGAGCAGTTTGGTGATGTGCCAGTGGTCTATCCGAAACCAACCTCAGAAGCAGGACTCAAGGCTCGGTTCGACATGGGCGATATGGCCAACAAGATTATGTTGATGGTTTTATCGGCAGTGGCTGAGATAGAACACGGCACGATCAAGGACCGGTTCTCTTCAGGAAAGCTTGACTGGGCCGAGAGAGGATACGCGATCGGTGGTGCCGCACCTTTCGGTTTCAAGAAAGAAGCTGAGTATCACGGTAACTCAAAGCGAAGGTATAAATTAGTTCCCGATCCTGAGACTCACCATATCTATCAGCACATCATCAAGATGGCTAAGCGAAAGAATGGCAAGTCGATGCAAAAGATTGCTGATGAGATCAATTCTACCTATCCAGGGCAGAATATGTACAAGCAAAAAATTAGCAGAATTGTGAATAGGAAATACCAAGGGATTGCCGCATAATCTAGAGCTCTAATTACAGAGCGCGACATGACTGCACTGGAAGATATTCAGGAAGCGATCAAGGAAATGGAGCAGTCCCTGGAAACGGATTTTATGACTGACTCAGTCAAAGATATCATGACCAGGGCTGTTGCATTTCTGAAGGACGCCGAATCTAAGCTAGATGGCTAATATAACCGGCTGGGGCCGTGGCACCTGGGGCCAAGGCGCCTGGAACGAAGTCCTCCCAGTCGAGCCCACCGGCCAGGGCGCGACTTCTGCCCTTGGCACCCCCATTGTAGTAGCCAAAGCCAATGTAACTGTCACCGGTCTCGGCATGACGACCGGAGTCGGCGCGGTCACGGTGGTGGCCAAAGCGACCGCTTCTCCCAGTGGCCAACAAGCAACAACAGCTCTCAACGCTTCGGTTTCTATCACCGCGAAAGCTAATGTGGCACCTACAGGTCAAGGCGCCACTTCCGCGGTTGGCCAAACAACAGTTGTAGCACGAGCGATCGTCAACGCTCCGGTTATCACTGGCATGACCAGTGGGGTTGGTTCTGTATCGACTACAGCGAAAGCAAATGTATCACCCACTGGCCAGGGTATGACTTCTGGCCTTGGCACACCTACACTCAAGTGCGATAACAACATCGTACCGGACGGCCAACAAATGACCTCGGGTGTAGGTCAGGCAACGACCGTTGCCAAGAGTATTGTTCAGGTTACAGGGTTAGGAGCCACGGTTGATGTTGGCTCGATTCTAGTGTATGGCGAGATAGACACAAGCCAGACACCAAACTATAGTAATATTAGTACGACTCAAAGTCCGAGCTTCTCTGATATATCCACGAGTCAATCTCCAGGATTTGAAGAACTAGACGCGGGTCGGGATGCAGCATAAAAAGGATTGACATATGGCAACTTTTGTGAATGACCTCCGCTTGACGGAGTTGGCCACCGGAGAGGGCTCAGGAACTTGGGGTACGACAACCAACCAAAATTTATCGCTCCTGGGAGAGGCTTTTTCTTTTGGTACTGAGGCGATCACGACCAATGCCGATACGCATACGACGACAATTGCGGACGGATCTACTGACCCAGGTCGATCCCTATTTCTAAAGTATACCGGAACTCTAGACTCCGCTTGCACAATCACGATAGGGCCGAATACCGTCTCTAAATTGTGGTTTATCGAGAATGCAACAAGTGGGTCACAATCGATCATCATTAAGCAGGGTTCGGGGGCTACGGTGACAATCCCCAACGGCCAAACTAAGGCGATCTATTCAGACGGTGCTGGGTCTGGTGGTGCAATGGTCGATGCGTTCCAAGACCTATCGATCCCAGATTTATTTGTCGATGACGATCTTACAGTTGGCGATGACCTGATTCTTTCTTCAGACAGCGCAATCATCAAGTTTGGCGCTGACGCAGACACCACACTGACTCACACCGATGGTTCTGGTCTGACGCTGAACTCTACGAACAAGATCATGTTCAATGATGCGAGTCAGTTTATTCAGGGATCGTCTGCTACGGTTTTATCTTTGGGTGCGACAGATGAAATAGATCTCACTGCAACTGCTATCGATGTAAACGGAACTATCGATGTCAGTGGCAACGCCACCTTGGGTGGAACTCTAGGTGTGACCGGAGCGGTGACAGCCGATGCGGGGATCTCAATCGACAACATCACGATTGACGGGACTGAGATTGATCTCTCTTCTGGTGATCTGACCATCGATGTTGCAGGGGATATCATATTAGATGCCAACGGAGCAGACGTTCTGCTCAAAGACGATGGTACACAGTTTGGTGAGTTCACAAACTCATCAAGCGATTTTGTCATCAAGTCTAGCGTCTCTGACAAAGATATGCTGTTCAAGGGTAATGACGGTGGTTCTGAGATTACTGCGCTGACCTTAGATATGTCAGCGGCAGGAGCAGCTACGTTCAACGACAAGATCACGGCGGTCGGAACCTCTGTGTTTACCAACCTGGACATCTCAGGCGATATTGACGTAGACGGCACAACGAACCTCGACGTTGTAGACATAGACGGTGCTTTAACTCAAGACGGCGGTGCAGTATTTAACGAAGCATCTGCAGATGTTGACTTCCGTGTAGAAAGTAACGGTAACGAACACGCCATCTTCGTGAATGCAGGAGATGATCGGGTCACTTTTTTTAATTCAACGACAGTTAATGCGGCTAGTGGCACAGCAGATGGTGCATCACATTATTCTGATGGTAGAACAGATATTTCCAAGTCTGGAGGTCAACCTTTAAATCTCCGAAGAAGAACAGATGGCGGCATAATAACCGGATACTTCAGTGAATCTTCTGGATCTGTTACTAATGTAGCTAATTTTTCTGTCACAACAGGAGGTGACTTCTCCCTAAACACTCCAAATGGCAATTTTATTATTAATGAAGACAGTAATGATTCTGACTTCAGAGTGGAGTCAAATGGTAACACTCATATGTTGTTTGTAGATGCTGGGAATGATCGTGTCTTGGTGGGAAAAAGCTCCACTGGTTTGGCAAACCAAGGTGTAGAGTTTGAAGGTGGTCAGATCAAAGGCACTGCTACGGGTCAGACTGTTCAATTTTTAAATAGAGCCTCCAGTGCAGGGACTATTCTTGATCTCCGTTTAGATAATACAACGAAAGGTGAAATTGCTGTTGAAAGCACTGGCTTAGTAATCAACGAGGCTAGTGCAGACCTAGACTTCAGAGTGGAGTCAAACTCAAACACTCACCGAATCTTCCTAGATGGTGGTAACGATAGAGTTTTGTTTGGAACTAATACCGCTTTAACCACATCAACAACGGGTAAGCTGCAACTATCAGGAACTGACAATGCAGGAAGCACTTTTACTATAGGTCGATTTAGTGCCAATTCGGCTGCCCCCGGTTTATCTTTTGTTAAATCAAGAAACGGTACTGTTGGTGGAAACACAGTAGTTGCGGATGGAGACAACATAGGAGCCATAAATTTTCATGCTAGTGATGGCTCTGATACGGTGTCAATGGCAGCTAAAATATTTGCAGAAGTAGATGGAACTCCCGGTAGCAATGATATGCCGGGACGATTGACTTTTTTCACCACTGCTGATGGTTCTGATGCTCCAACGGAGAGAATGCGTCTTACTAGTGGAGGTGACGCAGGACTTGGCGGTGGGGCAAATATAAATATTGGAAACTTTGGTA